CTGCGGTAGGTCTGCCCATGACGATGCTGGATTTGTACTGCCTCCAGCGGGCTTCTTTTTCCTTATTGCTCAATCCTTGGTACTTTGGTTTTGCAAGGAATTGTTGTTTGCTCATTGGTGTGTTCATTATTGAATGTAATGTTTTTTGCAACCGCCCACCACTTACAGTGGGCGACATATGTTGTTGCGGGTATCGATGCCAATTGAATGGACTAAGAAGCCTGTTTCGCCGGATTAGCAGCGAGCTTCTTTTTTCTCTCGTTCTTAAGATGTTCTGTGTATAACTTATTTATTTGTTTCTTAGTGAGAGATGGGTCAGCCTTTTGTTGTTTTTTCACAAAAGATTCTTTATATCGGCTGCCCTTGTTAGAAGGTGACGGTTTTTTGGTGTTAGGTACTGATTGTTCCTCCGCCCGTTCCTTCCCCTTGTCTTGTTTGATGTCTTTCTCCGCTTCTGCGCTATCCACGCGTGATGGTGTTTCGCAGAACTCCACTAATTGCAATGTATCATCAGTGGGTGGTTTAAGAATAATTTCGTCGAAATCGTCCGGTAGTTCCTGTTTAGTTGGTTGTTCCAGTCTATGTTCGTCAGGACCGACAAAATCTTGTTCGTCGGCTATTGTTTGGACAACTTGTTGGCCTGGTAGTGGTTTGCTTTCTTCTTCGCTCCAAATTGTAGGCATCTGAAGAAAATCCTCACAACAAGTGACACGAGTCGTGAAGCATTCGAAGAGCTCCCAATCTACTTCCAGTCCTTCACCCGGTAAGGTTTCAAACATCCAATGTTCTCGTCGGTTGGGGTATTGATTCGTTATTTCATATTGCGACCAATAAGACATGAATGTGCTGTTGTATCTGTCGGCTAATTTGCCTCCAATCATTAACCAGGTGTCGATTAATTCTTTTATAATGGGTGAATCACCATCTGTGAATTTCAATGAAGTGAGTTTCATCGACATCTTTTCAATGGGTGTGAATCCTTTTAGATTGGGAGTAACGTGCAATTTCGATAGTGCTCTCTTGAGGTCTGTGCAACTGTTAGCATCCCCCTCCCATAAATCTGGTCCATACACTCGTGCTAGGAAGTTCACTCCCGCTTGTCCGCGTGTATATACTTCCGACTTCAACACATGCCCCCACCAGGTGGCGGCTTGTACGATGCTCGTGTCTGGCATGTTCGCGAGAGCTGTGTCATCTCCAGCAATGTTTGCTGAAGCCACTACCTCATTGTAAGCCAGATCGAAGATATCATCATCAACTTGTATTTTTCCGTCGTCGGTGTACTTGTTCACATATCCCGTAAATACGATTAAGGCGTTATCCACGGAATTGAACGAGGAAGTGAAGGGATCTCCACTTGCCCAGGCCATATATGTTTTAAAAAAGAAACATTCCCCATTTATCGTCGGAGTGAAGCCTCTTGCGTGGCATCCTTCGACGTATAGTTCTCTAATTTCTAACGCATGATTGGGTCCGAATAGTGCTACCATTAACTTATAATTGAATGTGCGTAGGGCGATATTCTTTCGTCCGTCCATACGAGAAAAGTCGGTGCAGTTCATTGTTTTGGCGTGACTAGCCGTCTTAGCTAAGTGCTCGGCCAGGTCTTTT